GTTGCATTAAAGCGAAGTTTGTCTGATAGTAATTACCTAGTGTGTCATAACGAAATATCAGGCGAAAAAATTTTGTAGTCCTTTAATAACCATCTCCTCTTCATAGCCACATTTCGGACAATGAAAATGAACATCTTTTTTAATCTCAGGCATGGTATCAAAAAATACACGAATTTTTTCCAAATCTTTTTGCTGCATAGAATCTACAAATTCTTCAAGTTCTTTTCTAGAAGAATCTTTAGAATAATAAACTTGTTCATCGTCATATAAGTAATCGATACAATCAATTAGAATATTGACCATAATATCGTTTTCATCCATTTGTTCATATTTTTGAACCATTTCAAATGTAGGATATTTAAGGCTAATACCAATCTTATTGTTTAATAAAAATTTAGATGAGTGTTCGGGATGTTTTGTTGGTTCAATTTCCAACAAATTAACATCGAACTCAACCGAACCATTACAGACGGTATCTTCATTTTTATCATTTTTTATAGTGTTATTACACTTATACTTTAGATTGACGATCTCCTCGACTGATCTTGCACGAAGATTCATAAACAAATATTCCAAATCAAATGTTGGTAAAATGTCAACATTTACATCATCCAATATACAATTTTTCAATACTTGTTTAATTGTATTAATTGTTTCTTTTGAATCTTCAGATTCTGCTGCCATAAGGAACAACTTTTGTTCTTTGACCAAAAATGGTCGAATGCGAACATCCTGTCCCGTCGAAATCAATTTAATGTTATAAATTGGTACATCAAGTTTTGGTAACATAATTTCCTCTCAATTAATTAAAATCCAATTCCTCTTGTCAAAGCTGAGATACCTGTAGCCCCTAAAGTGGTTAAGGTCTGACCAACGTCAAAATTACCCTCATAGATTGGGCGATACTTTTGGTATGCAAAACTTACCGACAAACGATGGAATCCATCATCTTGCCAACTAAGTGTTTGTGGTGCAATTCCCACAGGGAAAGCATCAATTAAATCTACTGCAAATACCTGACGAACCACATCATCATATTGTATGATTCGAATGTTGGTCAGGTAGCGTGAAGCATTACTTTTAGGGAAACGTATGTTGTTTGTATCGGGTGGAATAATTGCCTCCATCCATCGATCAAACAACTTGCGTTCATAGAAATCATTCGTACAAATAAAAGTCAAACTTGTATCGGTATACTGCACACGATATGGTAATTTAAAAGACGGACCATAAATTCTTACATCTGCTGTTTCTAAAGTTTTACCTGGTAGTTCTGCCGCCTCACATTGCAGTGCAAGATATCGTGAAACTGTTGGGTTAGATGACTTCATCGGACCGTCCATATCCGTTGTCCCTAATGCAGAATTGATTGCACTTGAAACATCACTGAAGATGGAATTTGGAAAATTTAAAATCTTCTCAATAACCGAGTTACCGACAGCACTTCCAATATATGGTGGGATCGGTAGGATTACTTCAAACCTAGATGGTTTGGCTAGTCCACCTTTGGCATTGATATTCGATAAAAATAAATTGGGTGAAAATGACATTAAAATTTGTCCTCTGAGTCTGCAAAAACTTTGCTCTTGTCTGCTTTCATAAAAGATTCAACTGGTAATAGTGCGGCGATATCCCACTCATCGGCGGTTATTTCCAGAAACCTTGATTGCACATGACTGAAAAGATAACGTTTAATACAAGGTTTAGCCTGATATAATCTTGATGCCCTAGAAAGATAATCGTAGCTAATCCTCAACTTTGTATTGGCATCAAAGTTATTGTCTGTTGCTATTTCACTCAATTTATCTAAAAGAATGATACGCTGCTTTGGGTGTATGTAATGCAAATTTAACCCTAAGAAACCGTCTGGGTATCGTTCTATTGGTATAACCAATGGGAACTTATCGTAATATGGCAGCTTATCCTTCGTTTTTGGATCATAAAAATAAAAATACATCCTACCTATAATAGAATTGTGTCTAAGTCTTTCCCTGTCACTCATTAACTGTGCTTTGGTTGGTTTTAACGCTGGTATCTTGGAGCGCAACCAAGTTCGAGCATCACGCGATCTAGGTTCAAATCCCTTTTTAGCAAGGGAGTCCTTAATTCTATCTATTAGTTTTTTTGCCATGAGGTATTTATCTCAAATCCCTAGATGCTTTTCAGTAAGGACTTGAAATTCCCAACCATGATCTTTACAGAATTCTGTAGCGGCTTTCCATTTAGATTGGTTGACAACATAGGTTGCCGCTTCTTGGATATATCGCTTGGTCTTACGTTTCTGAGTTGGCGGCTTAGTCTGCGCTTCAGGTTTAACTTCAATCACAAAAGTCTTGATGATGCCATTCTTTTGTTTAATCTTGGCAACGAAATCGGGGAAGTAACGATGCTTCCTATTGTCCACTGGACTCCAATAAGGTATGACTAACTCTTCCGAACCCCACCAGATTACGTCTGGATGGTCATCTAAATAATGCATTACCTTTAGTTCCCATGATGACCTGTAGATGATATTGGTCGCATCACCCTTGTATTTTGTTGGGTTTTTGGGAGTAAATTTACCTTTATATGACATAAATACTATCTAGTCAACCTACTAGGACAACTATGGCTTTCTTTGGTCTTTCCGATATAAAAATTTCTCCAGAAAATAATAAAGGACCGCTTTCTGCTCTTTTTGAAGGTGATATAACAAACACCTTCAGGTATCCAATGGATGTGGGTAACTATGATAAAGCCCACTACATGGTCATCCACATATTCCAACAGAAGAATACTCAGTTCACAGGTATTCAACAAGACAAAGGTGGCGCACCAAGTGTAGCTAAAAATGAGGCAACTCCTGGTAGTGTGAGGGGATTGCCGAACATCAAAGAGAAATTTTCTAGCGCAATTAACAGTAAAATTGATAGTGCATTTTCTTCTGTAAATACAGCAGTGGGTGGAAAACTTTCTTTCTTTAAAGCATCCAAACCAGCATTCAGTTCAACTGAAGCTGCAAAGGCAACAAACGACAATAAACTGTATATTGATAAAGTTAGTGAAATTCAAAAATCCAGTTTCATAAACACAACAGTAAAAACTACAGATTCTATTGCATTGTATATGCCAGATACTCTGCAATTTACATATTCGCAAGGATATGAAAACTTGGAAATGGGTAAAGAATTGGCAGGTCAAGCATTCCAAGTGGGTAAGGGTGCGATAGATAAAGTGAAAAGTGGTGAAGAAACTAATGTTACTGGTGCACTGAAGGCGGCTATTATTGCTGGTGCTGTTAAAGGATTGGGTGATGCGGCGGGTTCTTCTGCTACAGCTAAAGCTGGAACCTTTGCATTATTGGGTGGTGTGGTGAATCCAATGTTGGAAATGCTTTATTCCTCTCCAGATTTTCGTTCATTTACATTTGAATTTCTTTTCTATCCACGTGATGAACGTGAAGCTTTAGAAGTACAGAACATTTTAGAAAGACTTCGTTTCCATCAAGCCCCCGAATTGGATGATTCTTCCGGAGGTGTTCTTTTAATACCTCCTTCAGAATTTGAATTACAATTTTATTATGCAGGTAAACCAAACCCAAATATACCACCAATTGCACGTTGTGTATTAACAAACATTTCAATGGATTATGCACCAAATGGTTGGTCTTCCTATGAAATGCCGGGTGAGTATAGTCCTGCTTTAGGACGTACTGGTATGCCATCGGCAATCCGCTTGACATTAGAATTTAAAGAAACACAGTTCCTCACCAAGAAGGATTTTGGTAGGGCAACTAAAAGGATTCGGTAATGGCAAAGTATTTCAACTATTTCCCTACCACATATTATAGCAATTCAAATGAATCTACTGCGCTTGATACAGTAACGAATGTTATTGCTCGTTTTGCTTTTGAAAATTCAATAAAAGATAATGCCTCACTCTTCTATCCTTATGATGTACAGGATGGTGAAACTCCTGAGATGATTGCAAACAAGTACTACGGTTCATCGGAAAAACATTGGATAGTCTTGCTATTCAATGACATCATCGATCCACAATACGATTGGCCATTAGATCAACGAACACTTATCAAGTATATTAACGACAAGTATTCTAAACAAGGTGCTACACATTCACCATTTCTAACGGGAATCCAATGGGCGCAAGATGCTGGTAACGTTAAGGCATACTATAAAACAGTGACTCGTTTAAGTTCTAAACCAACCAACAATCAAATCGTCGAGAAGATTGAGATTGATGCTACAACTCATACAAACTTACCCGTAACAATTACCAGATATACACTTCAAGATGGTAGTAGGATTACTGAGACTATTTCTAAAACAACTCAAACATATTATGACTATGAAGTCGAGTTGAATGATGCTAAACGAAAAATACGTTTACTAAAATCTGATTATGTAACCCAACAAGGTCTGATCAATGAATTCAAGAAAGTAATTAATTCATGAGTTCACAGCTTATGTCGGCATCGAAGTTTGTAGTAAATGAACTTTCTATCATAACCAAGGCAGGTAAGATTGACATATCTTCAATATACGAAGAGATCAATATATTTGATTCCATTTTAATTCCGATTATGAATGGTAATGTACTGATCAATGATTCGGTTGGTCTGTCCTCTAAACTATTGTTCGATGGTTCTGAGTCTATATTGATTGATGTTGGTAAGACATCAGAATCCGATGTCTTGAAACTTAAAAAAGCATTTCGAATCTACAAACAATCTGACCGTAAGAACATCAATCAGACAAGTGAAATCTATGTACTTCATTTCGTTTCAGATGAAATGATGTTTTCAGACCAACAACTAATTAATCAAGCATACAAAACAACGTATTCTGATATTGTCAAAAAGATATTAGTTAATTATTTAAAAACACCTGACAATAAACTGAATGGTAAGTTTGAAACTACCACTGGCATTCGTGATGTCGTTATACCAAATTTAAAACCTCTTGATGCAATTGAGTGGTGTGCCAAGCGTTCTATAGATGAAAACCGTTCAGCTAACTTTGTATTCTTTGAAAACAATCTTGGATACAACTTTGCATCACTATCGTCACTCCTTTCACAGAAAGAATTGTTCACGATTAAGTTTTCACCCAAAAACTTAGAACAGACTAACGTAGTTGACGATTTGTTAAGTCCTCGTAATTTTGAAATCATTAATCAAGTTGATAAGATTAAATCAACTCGATCAGGTGTTAATGCTGGTACGTTTATTGGATTTGATCCAGTTACTCGTTCTGTTGGTGTTAAAAAGATTAATTATGAAGATCATTATAATGCCATGAAGCATGGCAATCCAAATCCCAATTACTTTTCTTCAATTAATCGCGGCGGTGACGATTCATCTCAAGCATTTGATTCAAGGAAGACTGTTAGTTCGTTTGGTGCGTTCCGTCGAGACAGTGCCTACATTAAAAAATACGATCCAACTTCTATTTCCAAACAGGAGACACAGGAAGATTTTATTTTTCAGCGTAAGGCAATCATAACTAATCTGATGAACAAAAGAGTAAAGCTGGTTATGCCTGGTAATTTTCAATTGACTTCTGGTTTCAGTTTAAATCTTCGTACACCAGACTTTTCTATTCGTGAAACTGGCGGTGAGAATGATGATCGTTCATTGAGTGGGCGTTACTTGATTGTTGCTACTCGTCACATCATTGGTTATCAGAAACATGAAACTATAATTGAATTGGCAACAAGTTCCAATGAACTACCGTTTATACCAACGGCAACAACTCAAGAAACAAAAGAAATAGAGAATTATGGAACAATCTGAAGACAGTAAAAACTTTGCTGGTAAAGGTGGTTTCATTTGGTTCATTGCGGTTGTTGAACGAATTAATGATCCGTTAAAACTTGGTCGGTGTCGTATACGATGTGTTGGTTGGCACACTGATAATAAACAGTTATTGCCTTCAGATTCTTTGCCTTGGGCGCAAGTTCTTTTACCGACAAACAATACAAACCCATATCCACCCCGTGAAGGAGATATGGTTGTTGGCTTTTTTACTGATGGTGAAAGTGGACAAGACCCCATAATTATGGGTGTTATGCCGGGTATCCCATTGGATGCAGCTAACCCACAAAAGGGATTTAGTGATCCACGGTCATCTTCTGAATTAGCAGCGGCACCTGTAAAGCCTGATGAGTCTGCCACAAACTATCCACGAAAGATAGATGAGCCGACAACTTCACGTTTAGCACGAAATGATTCTGATTATCCGTCACCAATCTTAGCAGCAAAGAAATCCAAAAAAGCCAGTAAAGTGGAACCAGATTCTTACTATGCTGCCAAATATCCGTACAACAATGTTTATGAATCTGAATCCGGACATGCATTAGAGTTTGATGATACTAAAGGAGCTGAACGAATTCACACTTATCATCGTTCAGGTTCTTATGTTGAATATGGTCCACTAGGTGATCGTGCTGAAAGAATACAGCGTAACAAATTTACTGTAGTTGTTGGTGATGATTCTATTTATGTTCAAGGTTCGGTGAAGATGTATGTTGATGGTGACTATGATCTGAACGTAACGGGTGATATTAGAATCAATGGTAAGACCGTCAACATTAATAAAGGAACTATGGGTGCTGCTCGTATTGGTGATACTGCGGATACTGGCGATCAAGGTACAGGAAGCGATACTGATAATAATTCGGCAGGAACCAACGTAATTGAATCGGGTTCGGGTACAGTGTTCATCGGAGACTGATAAATAAAAGATGTCAACTACTATTACTTCAAATGATCCAACAATTGTAGCCGAAAGAGGTTACAAGGATTTGGATTTAAATTTTACAGCACATCCTATTAAAAAGGATATTAGCAGACATTATAATGAAAAAGCGATAATCAACTCTGTTAAAAACTTGGTTTCCACCAATTTTTATGAGCGTCCATTTCGTCCAGAAATTGGTTCAGGTGTCAGAAGGATTTTGTTTGAATTGGTCGATTCAGTTTCCGGTGCGGCATTGGAAAGGCAGATTTCCGAAGCTATTAATAACTTTGAACCAAGAGTTAGTATAGAAACAGTTACTGCTATCCCTTCCCCAGATGAGAATGGATATAAAGTTACATTGTCCTTCTTTATTAATACATTGCCAAATCCAATAACGATTAACTTCTTTTTAGAGCGTATAAGATAAAATGACAGAACGTCTAAGAGTAACTGAACTTGATTTTGATCAGATCAAGCAGAATTTAAAAACTTATTTACAGAGGCAAACCGAGTTTACCGATTATGATTTTGAAGGTTCGGGACTGAGTGTACTGTTAGATATCCTTGCTTACAATACTCATTACAATGCTTACTATGTAAACATGATTGCCAATGAAGCATTCTTGGACACCGCATTGCTTCGTGACTCTGTTGTTTCTCATGCCAAAGTTCTTGGGTATGTTCCTTATTCCCGTAAATCACCACGGGCAAATATTAATTTCACAGTAGCATCAACCTCAAATACAACAGCTACTGTAACAATTCCTAAAGGTTTCCGTTTTCTATCCAATGAGATTGATGGTATTAGCTACGGTTTTGTAACTCTTGCCGAGACAACTGTAACAAAATCAAATACAAGTTTTGACTTTTTAAACTTACCAATCCATGAGGGGCAATTAGTTACCTATTCTTATTCTTACGATCAGGCGACTAACCCTAAACAAGTCTTTGCAGTTCCCGATGAAGGTGTGGATACGTCAACGATTACGGTATCTGTTCAACCTTCAGCAACAAATACTGCATCTGAAGTTTATACTCTTGCTTCAGATGCCACAGAAGCAACTACGACTTCTCCAGTATTTTATTTACAAGAAAACAAGAGTCAGAAATACGATCTTTATTTTGGTGATGATGTCATCGGTAAAAAGATTACTGATGGTTCTATTGTATCAATTAGCTATTTAATAACAAATGGTACTGCTGCAAATAAAGCAAATAATTTTGTTGCAACTGCAACTCTTGCAGATTCATTGGGTAACAGTCTTACTAATTTCACGATTGATCCTGTTGGTGAAGCGGCAGGTGGCGCAGAACGCGAATCTGTTGATGAGATTAAGTTCTCTGCCCCACTTCAGTTTACTACACAGAATCGTTTGGTCACGTATAAAGATTACGAATCATTCATCAAGAAAAATTATCCGTCTGTAGATTCAGTATCAGTATGGGGTGGTGAGGATGAGACTCCCCCAACATATGGTCGAGTGTTCGTTGCTTTAAAACCAAAACAAAATTATTACCTTTCTGACACGGAAAAACAAAGAATCATTGACGAAGTAATTGCTCCAAAAGCAGTTGTTGCGGTACAAACAATCATTCGTGATCCAGAATTTTTGTATCTATTGATTTCACCTACTGTGACCTATGATCCAAAGAAAACTATTCTTACCACAGATCAATTAAAAACTAGCATTCGTAATGCTATATTGTCCTATAAGACAACGTATCTTGATAAGTTTGACTCTAAGTTCATTCTTTCCAAAGTTCAAGATGCTGTAGATGCAACTGATTCAAATTCAATTATTGGATCAAAAGTTTCTGTTCGTGTGCAAAAAAGATTCAAGCCAATAACATCACAGGCTAAACCTTACTTTATTTACTTCAATGTTCCACTTCGTCGTGGGACAATCAGCAATAAATTATCATCAACGTTCTTTACAGTAGTTGACGCTGATGGTGTAGATCAAGTTGTCCAATTTGATGAGATACCTCAATCATTTTCCGGTGTGTCTGGAATCAGTGTTTTGAATGCGGGACAAAATTATACTAGCACACCAACAATTACAATTACAGGTGATGGTACAGGTGCAAATGCTGCGGCGACTATTGTAAATGGTAGAGTTCAAAGCATAGAAGTTACTAATCGTGGTATCGATTACACCCGTGCCACTATATCTATTTCTGGTGGTGGTGGATTTGGTGCTACCGCAGAAGCAGTTATTGATGCTCGTACAGGTGAACTAAGAACGGTTTACTATGATTCAAATGCACAACGTCAAATTGTAGACGGAACTGCTGGCACGATTGATTATGATGCGGGTATAGTCACAATTAATAACATCTACATAAAATCAGTTTTATCGACAGATGGTTACATTCGTTTATCCGTCGAATCGGAAAAAGGTATTATCAGCACAACTAAAAATACCATTGTTACATTAGATGTAGATGACCCAACTGCAATTAGCACAACACTAGAAACTGTATAATGTCATTAGATTTAAAAACATCATTACTTGTTAATCGTCAAGTTCCTGAATTTGTTAGGGATGAGTATCCTACATTTGTCACATTCCTAGAGGCATATTATCAGTTTCTTGAAGGAACTGCTAACACAGGAACAACAGCAAATAATCTTGTCACGACTGCTAAAAGTCTTCGTGATATCCGTGATGTTGATTCCTCGTTGGAAGAATTCCAAACAAATTTTTATAATACATATGCTTCACTGATACCGCTTGACGTTCAATCCAATAAACAACTTTTATTCAAACATCTTGTACCTTTATATAAAACAAAAGGTAGTGATGCATCATTCAAGTTATTATTTCGCCTTATCTTTGGTGTAGATATTGATGTTGTTTTACCTAAAAATAATGTTTTAAAAGCATCCAGCAGCAAATGGCAGATTGATAATAAACTTCGTATCAATCAAGATATTGCTTCAATATATTCTGGTGATGGAACAACTAAGACATTTACACTTGCTCAAATCGTTGGAGCAGATGAGATAAGTGTCTTTGTAAACGATGTTCTCCAAAGTAATTTCTTTGTCAATAAAGAATATCGTAAAATAAATTTCAATTCAGCACCCGCAAATAATTCTACTATTCGTATTGTCTATGATAGTTTTGATACTAATCTACTAAACAATCGTAAAGTAACTGGTCTTAAATCTGGCGCATCTGCGGTTATTGAACAAGCAAATCGTCGTATTATTTCCGATACATTTAATCTAGGTCTGCCAGTTGAGTTGCTTATCAACACCAATTCGTTGGATGGCAGTTTCCTGAATGGTGAATATGTAACTATACCAATTATTAATCCAGATGAACCATACGGTAACACGATCAACATTGAAGCGTCAACGTTTTCGATTGTTAAAAAGTTTAATGTAATTGATGGTGGTTTCAATTATCAGGTAGGTGATCCTGTTATTGTTACTGGTGGTAATGCCGCAGTAAATGCGATAGGTACAGTTTCATCTATTTTCCAAGGTTTGATTGAAACGGTTGCGGTATCAAGAGGGGGAGCAACATTTGCTAATTTATCTCCGGTTATTGTATCAGGTAATGGTGGAGTTACATTAACGATTACCGTTGATGGCATCGATCAATCGGGTGTAAATGCGGCAAACAGTTTCATTGTTGTTAGTGATGTTATTGCTACATTTAACGGAAATACCAATTCAGTTAATACGATAATCAGTTCAGCAAACTATGAGTTTGCCAATTCCAGTACAGTCACAAGTCCAAACTTAAACACACGAATCGTTGATGTTTTAGGTTTCCAAACATTATCAGTTGGACCAATCACAAACGTTAAGGTTCTATTGACATCTGGTGCTACACCAACAACTCCAACACTTGATGCGTTTGGTGCGCCATATGGTTTACTTGGAGCACTTCGTTCACCAAAAAGTTTAAGATCAGTTGGGCGTATCAAAGTTAATAACTCTGGTTCTGGATATGTTGTTGGTGATGAAGTTGTGTTTAATGTTAATCCTCCCGGCACATATGGTCAAGCCGCTGCTGCTACTGTGGAAGCAGTCAGTGCAACTGGTGCTGTTATTACTGTCGGGATGGCAAACACTCGTATAGTTGGCACTGCAACTGTTACTGGATCATCATCATCGGTTGGTGGAAGTGGAACACAATTCTTAACTGATCTTCGTGTTGGTGATAAGATTGATATCAACAACGAATCAAGAATTGTATCAACTATTTCTGACGATACAACGTTATCTGTTACTTCACCGTTTACATACTCAGCTTCAGGCAAAAAGATTGGTGTATTTGGTCGTAATCCAAAAGGTGGTCACAGCTATACACAGAATAATTTCCCATCTGTAACAATATCTTCCGTTGGCGGTGTTGGAGCAAATATTCAAATTGATTCCCTTGTATCTGATGGTGAATCATTACTTGCTTCTGGTACCGGACAGCCAGGAGAGATTCTTACTATTCAAGTGTTGAATCCTGGTTCTGGTTACGAATATATTCCTATTATAACTATCACTGGTGGTTCTGGAACAGCAACTGCAAATGCTGATATTGAACGTTCTTACCTTTCATCACCTGGTCGTTGGATAACATCTGATTCTATTATATCGTCAACCGAAAGAAAACTTGCTGGTCAAGATTACTATGTTGATTATTCATATGTTATAAGACTTACTGCATCCAGTTGGTTTTGTTAATTATGCTGAGTTTAATAAATCAAACACAATTGAGTTGACGGATGTAAGTGTATCTACAATCAATGTTGCTACTGATCCACAATTCTTGACAGTTGCTGGTACCGTAAACGTTGGTAACGGTAGAATTACTGTTACTGGCACGAATACCAAATTCAATCTTGCAACTTCACGGGGTGCATTCACCACTGGTTCCAGAGTGGCTGTAAATGGGGAAATACGTACAGTTAATTCTGTCGTAAGCAATACCTCATTATTGGTATCATCAAATGTCAATAGTATTCTAATTGCCAACTCAGGTTCTGGTTATTCAAATGGTTTCTTAGTCTTTGCAAATGGTGGTGGACGAATAACAAGTTTGTCTATTACCAACACTGGTTCAGGATACGAAAGTGGCAATGTTGTATTATCTGGTGCCGATGAAGCAATTCCTGCTGTTGCGACTGTGGTTGCGAATGCAACAGGACACTTACAAAGCGTTACGTTGGTTAGTGGTGGTTTGTATTCTGGTGTGCCTATTGCATTGCCAGCAAGTGAACCTCATAAAGTCCTATACGCAAATACAATTACTGTTACTAATCGGGGTGCAGGTTACTCTAATGGATTCCTAAACTTCACTGGTGGTGCTCCAGAACGAGCAGCAAATGTTTCAGTGGAAGTATATGAATCGAATGGTGCAATCAGATTACTTACCGTTAATGATTCTGGATTATATGAAAGCAATCCAACTTCAGCATCACCAGATTCAAGTGCAAATGTTGTAGTGTCAAATGTGTTCTCTTCCATCTTAAATGTCGGTGGCGCACACTCAAACGGTATAATTATATTCTCTGGTGGTGGCACAGCGAACCGTTCAGCACAAGTTGCAGTTGAGGTTTACTCATCGAATGGTGCAGTCCGTAGATACACAATTCTCGACTCTGGACTATACACAACCACACCTACTGCTGTATTAAATACCAGCCCAAAGTCTGTTGCTTCTATTAATGCAAATACAGTTACATATAACGGTGTTGCATTAGCAAATGGAAATCTTGTGTTTACTGGTGGTGGTGCTGTTACTGATGCAGCAGGAACATATGAAGTCTATGAGGCAAATGGAGTTATACGTAGCATCACAATTACTAATGTTGGTCTGTATCGTTCCACGCCAAATGTAACTACGAATGTTGTTCCGACTTCCATTACTGAAGTCTTTGCTACGGATGGCGGTTCTGGATATGCCAATGGTTACATTATATTTACTGGCGGTGGTGCCAACTCAGTTGCCAATGTTTCGGCAGTAGTAAATGGCACTGGAGCGATTGTTCGAACCATCATAAATAATGTAGGATTGTATGCAAATGGTAACAGTATTGGAGTCTTGAGTGTTATAAATCCTGCTACAGGATCAGCACAGAGTCCAACGATACCTGCGACATTCCGTATTTCTTACAATGCAAATACAAGCAATATTGCAAATCTGATTGTTACCACATCTGCTAACGCATTCTATACAGCAAATGTAACAGTTACCGCAAATAGTAACTCAGTAACGAATGCATCATTTACGATGTCTGGTGTTTCGAACACCGAGACGGTGGCAGTAATTGCAGTTGGATTTACCGGAACAAATACAGCAGCGCAGAGTTCAATAGAAGTGTATCCATCAAACGGAGCAATTCGTAGTATTAGTATCAGTTCGCAGGGTGAGTATTTCTATGCTCCTGATGTTACACCAAACACAGGTGGCACTGGAGCAGTTCTAAGAGTTAATAGTGTAGGAACATTTAGCCAGACCGCAAATGGTCAGGAAATGATTATATGGAAATAACAAATAAATACAAGTTATGACTTCAGCAACCTCTAAAAAAATAGCATACATAGCGGCATCACAGTTCAAGGAATCGTTCTACGAACCATCACCGACTGTGGGTTATGTGTTTCTGGGTAATCATTTACCTTACGCCGATGAGAATACTCCATCAGCCATTATAGATTCCATTTCTGATGAAAAGAGTTCTTGGGACAATATGATTGGTGCCAAGAAAATTACTGGTAATGATGTTGAGTTTGTTATTCCAAGAGTGGGTTGGACAGCAAATACCAAATACAAACAATACGATGATGTTGTTTCTTTCGATGAATTATTGACAGGCAATACTTCGTTGAATGTAAAGCCCATGTACATAACGACTTCGGGTAGAAATGTTTATAAGTGTTTGTCGAACAATGCTTCTGCAAATTCTACAGTAGAACCAACTGGAGATTATACATCATCAAATGGTAATATTGCTACATCCGATGGCTACATTTGGAAGTATATGTTCAATGTAAAACCATCAAACAAATTCCTTACAAATACATGGATTCCAACACCAACTTCTACAGCACAGATTGACTATGGTGTTAATGTGATTGGTGTGATTGATGGTGAATTGTCTACCATTGTTGTTACGAATTCTGGTTCAGGTTACTATGAAAATAACGTATCCGCTACTTTATCATTTGCAACTGGTTGCTCAATTCTAACTCTTGCAAACACCACAAACGTTGCTGCAAATATGACAGTAACAGGAACAGGTATTACACCAGGAACTTACATTTCTTCGGTTGACGTTCCAAATAATAAAATCACATTGTCCACATCCACAACTGCTGCTGGTGGTGGAAACACAAGTGCTAATCAATTATCGTTGACAACTAGAGTTTATGTTGATGGTGATGGTACAAGTGTTGCCGCAACACCAGTTGTAAATGCGGCAGGTTACGTAACCAAGGTCACAGTATCAACGATTGGAATTGGATACTCACGTGCCAATGCTTTTGTTTATGGTACAGGTAGCAGTGCTACTCTTCGGTGTATCCTTGACCCGAAATATGGACATGCTTACAATCCAGCAAAAGAATTAGGTGCCAACAATATAATGGTTTCAGTAAAGATTGGTGAAATTGATTCTTCTGAAAACGGAAAGATATCTGCCAATACAACATTCAGACAGTACGGCATCTTTGTAGACCCCCATAAATACGCAGATGCTAATGTAGTAACACAAGCAAATGCAAATTCAGTAGTGGCATTGACTACGGACATTTCAGTTGATACTGGCGTTGCGTATACTTTAGATGAGTTTGTTTATCAAGGAACATCTCCAGCAACAGCATCAGCATATGGATTCATTGTTGATCAAAGTTCTAATGTAATTAAATTGACGAATGTAAAAGGTTCATTCTCAACAGGTTCTTCATTAGTTGGAGCAACTTCAGGTACAAGTCGTTTGATCATTGGTTCAGGAACACCAGAGTTTCAACCATATTCGGGTGACATTCTTTATACAGAAAATGCAGTCAAGACCACTAGAGCAGATGGTCAAGCAGAAAACATCAGACTTATTGTTAGATTTTAAAGGTTAATAAATGGCACTAAACACAAATTTTAATGTTGAACCATATTATGATGACTTCGATGAAGATAAAAACTTTCATCGTATTCTGTATAAACCAGGATACGCTGTTCAGTCCCGTGAATTAACTCAATCTCAAACAATTCTACAAGACCAAATTAAAAAGTTTGGTGATCATGTATTTAAGTCTGGTTCAATTGTAACTGGTGGTCAAATCTTTGTACAGAATACTGCATACATTAATCTCACATCAACATATGCTGGCAATGATATTACTGCATCCAATTTTGATAAAGAGTATATTACAAACACAACAGGTACAAAAAAAGCGTATGTTCTAAGAGCATATTCTGCGGATACCACTGCTGGCGAACCAATCACATTGATTGTAAATCAGATGTATGGTAATAACTTCACTTCCAGTGAAACTATTATTACAGCAAATACCGACAATGGTGCGATTAATTATTATGCTAATACCGCTGCCAGTAATCCAACAGGCAATTCAAAAACATTCTCTATTAATGAGGGTGTGTTCTATTATGAAGGTTACTTTGTCAAGAATCAAGCACAGTCTATTGCAATTTCAAAATACGATAATGCGAATGCTGCTGGTCTAATTGGTTTTGAAGTGGGTGAAAGTATCATCGATTACACTGAAGATACTTCTTTACTTGATCCTGCACAGTCTGCATCCAATTTCCAAGCACCTGGCGCTGATCGTTACAAGATTTCTTTAACTCTAGCAAATCGTTCTTTAGATAGCACAGACCTTTCTCAGTTTATTGAGTTGAGTCAGTTCGATCAAGGTATACAGCAAAAAGTTATTCAAACACCAATCTATTCAACTATTGGTGATGAACTTGCTCGTCGCACATATGACGAATCTGGAGACTATATTGTTAGCCAATTTGATATTGCAGTGACAGATAGTTCAGCAAATAATGCAAAAGCAAACGTAACTCTAGCACCAGGTAAAGCATATGTTCGTGGCTATGAGTATCAAACAATTGCTCCAACAACATTGGTTATTGATAAACCAAGAACTACAGATAACGTAAACAACCAACGTATTAGTGCTGACTATGGTTACTATGTTTATGCAAACAGTCTGTTTGGAACATTACCTACAAACTTAGTTGGTAATGTTGAACTGTATGTTGTTGATGCTGGTGTTCTAACTAGCGTACAAGCAAATACTTCCAATTTGAATAATGTACGAATTGGTTCTGCTAAAATTAAATTACTTTCTTATGATTCAAGTTCAAATTCAGAATCATCGAATACTTACATCTATAAAACATTCCTGACGGATATTAATACTCGTAGTATTTTTAACACTGCAACTGGTAACGGCTATAATGCACTTGCTGGTTCAACAACAACAATCAATTTACCTTCAGGATTTTCAGCAAACAGTGATGTTTATGTTGGTGCTAGAGTTCGTATTGTTGCTGGACCTGGTACGGTTGATGGTCCACGTACAGTAAAAACTTATACAGTATCAGGGGGTACTGGTACCGAAACAACTCGTATTATTACAGTAGATAAACCATATTCAAATGTAATCACAACTGCTTCCCAATTCATACTCGATTTTGATTTTGGTCAAACAGATTCAATTGCCGTTATGACAAGTGCTGGAACAATTCGTTCAGCCTCTGCAAACATTCATCCTTATTCTAAACGTCAAGTTACAATATCTTCGGGTGTTGTCCATTATCCTGCTTACATAACAGATGTTGGCTCTGAACCTCTACTGTTACAAGTAGGTGAAAATAATGTTGCTGATAATACAATTGCAGATTTCAGTTACCAATATCGTCGTTTATATCAATCTGTAGGTTCATTCTCAAGCGGTGTGTCACCTGCTCTCTCATTGGGAACTGGCGAATCTTTGGTGTCTGCATCTTCAACATCATCTAAGTTACAGAACTATACCGTAATTGTAACTTCAAAAGGTTCTGGTATTTACGATGTGGGCACAGTTGTTCCTGCTCATGTAATGTCGATTGATACTGCATCACGTAAGATTACCGTAACTGATGGTGGCACTATGTCTGCCAACATCTATGCAACTATTAGTGCATCGAATCCTACATCAAAAACAAAAACATTTATTCGTGCAAATACTGTGCTGGTTGATCCTGCTGGTGGTGGTACAAATAGTGTGTTTGGTGCTGGCAATACTTCGGTTTACGTTTCATCTCTGGATGGTCAAACAGCAATTACTGCTAACTCCATGTTAGTAACAACGCCTGGAGTTGATCAATATCTGTTTGCTTCCGATGTTCATTCTATCAATGCTATCTTTGATTTTAATGGCCAAACAATCAGCACAGCAAATTATAATGCATTAGATAAGTCTGCCACATCATCAGCAAATATTACCACTCGGTATACTTTGGTAGATGGTCAAAAAGATTCCTATTATGATTGGGCATCTATTCGTCTAAAACCTGGTTATCCTGCTCCAAAAGGACCGTTGTTGATTCGTTACAATCGTTTCAAATCAACTGGTACTGGTTACTTTGATGTGGATTCGTATACACGTTTAGGTCCAAACAATTTTGCATATGCAGATATACCGACATTTACATCACAAGATGGATTCATTTATTCATTAAATGATTATTTGGATTTCCGTCCTGTTCGCAAAGATGCAACCGAAGCATATTCAGCAAATAACTTTGTGTTTGATGTTGAAGAAGCGGGTGCTGGTCCTAAAATTGTTGAAGTTGGAACTGATGTTGTTCTTGATTATAGTTTTTATTTGCCACGTATAGACCGTTTAATTTTAAATAAAACTGGTTCATTCGAAGTTATTGCTGGCGTTCCATCATTGAATCCTTCGGCACCTGCCGAACCATCGGAGTCGATGACTTTATACACTCTGTCATATCCAGCGTATTTGGGTTTTGCTTCATCGACAGGAATAAAAACTTTCAAAAACAAACGTTACACAATGAAAGACATTGGTAGTCTTGAGAGTCGTATTCAGAATCTTGAATACTACACATCTCTATCATTGATGGAACAAGCAACTCTGAGCAAACAAGACTTATCAACACTCGACTCAACTGGACTGCCACGATTCAAAAATGGTATGATGGTAGATACTTTTGTTGATAAAACGGTAGCAAACTTTATTGCAAATGATTTCTCTGCCGCTATTGATATTGTTGGTAACTTAGCACGAAATTCTTATAACCTAACATCGGTAAAAGTGTTTTCTAATAATAGTGTATCAGATTCTGGTATTGAGTATAATGGTCCTCTGCTAACATTATCTGGTACCGATGAAGTTTATCTGTCACAAAATCTTGCTTCAAAATCAGTAAACATTAATCCATTTAACGTTATCAATTATATTGCTAGTGTTAAACTTGATCCTGTGTCAGATGTGTGGACTTCAGACACAAGAGTGGAAGCACAGAATATTGACTTAACGGGTGGTGATGCTGCACGTGATGCTTGGTCATCTATCCAAAGCACATCATGGGGCGCATGGCAAACAACATGGACTGGTACAGATATACTAGAAACTATTGGACCAGTAAAAACTACAACGACAAAATCTGCTAGACATTCTGTTGTAAATCCAAAAAATGGTAGATTGATGCGTGAAATCACTACGACTAAAACTCAAGATGCTTTGGTAAGTCGTACTACAAATGAATCTCGTCAAGGTATTCTTTCACAGATTGTACCACAACAATTAACTAAATCTCTTGGTGACCGTTTGATTGATGTTTCAGTTGTACAATTTATGCGTGATACTAATATTCTTGCTATTGGTACTGGATTCAAACCAAGAACAACTTTGTTCACATATTTTGATAATACAAATGTTGATCAGTACATCTATCGTGCCAATCTTCTTGAGTTTGCCAATAACAATCTAACGTATGATACAACGATTGGTGATCCGGAACTTATTGCATTTTATGATGCTGCTACTAATGAACTGATGGGTGACGGTGGCATAGTTCTAACTGCTAACAATCATGCATTCATTACCAATATTGTTCCTCGTTCTGCTTACGGAACATGGGCAAATGCTGCAACTGGTATTAGAGTTGTCGGTGGTGCATCTGGTGCAACAAATCTTACAACAACTTGGTATCACTATTCAGGTAAAGCACTTGCTGGTTCTGCTGGCGTAGGTGCAGGTGGACCAACAATTCAACTTGCTTTCAACGCAGGTGGTGCAACTGAAACTGGTGATTATGTTGGTCAAACTATTCGTATTATTGCTGGTACTGGCGCAGGTCAATCCAGAGTAATCAATGCATATAGTTCATCATCACGTACAGCAAACGTTTCTACGAATTGGACAACAGTACCAGACTCAACATCAACATACTCAATCGGTACATTAACATCTACAATTGAGGGTGCAACTGCTGGAGTCTTTGCTGCACCTACAGATACATTCCGTGTTGGTGAAAAGTTACTTCGTATTATTGATGACCCAAATGGAACTATTGAACGTTCAACAACAAGAGGTGAGACATCATTCTTCTCTCAAGGACTGATTCAAACAAAACAAGAAACATCAATTTCTGTATTTGTTCCGAATGTTGTTCGAAGCACTGTTACTGAAGATCGTACAACAACATCAACTTCTCGTCAAAGTGTTGTTGTTGGACAAAAAGTTAAGTATGATGATCCTCTTGCACAAACATTCTTGGTAAACGGTGATATCTATCCGCAAGGTTTAATGATATCCAGTGTTCGTGTTTGTTTCAAAACTAAGGATGTATCTGCTCCAGTAACATTACAACTTCGTTCTGTGGTAAATGGTTATCCATCAACTACAGTTTATCCTTATGCTGACGTTTCACTGACACCGGATAAGATAAAAATAAGTACATTACCAAGTTTGACAGACTCAACAAAATACACAGAATTCCATTTTGATGTTCCTGTATTCTTGTTACCTGGTGAACATTCGATTGTTCTTCTTTCGAACAGTAATGGATATGAAACGTTTGTTGCGGAGATTGGTCAAACAAATCTTGCATCGTCTGCCAAGATTTCAGAACAACCATATACTGGTTCATTGTTCTTATCGCAGAACGGTTCAACTTGGACTGCTGATCAAACTTCAGACTTGATGTTCAGTTTGTATAAGAAAGCATATTCAATTACAACTCCAGGATATTCTTATTTTGAAGTTGATATGTCTCAACAATCTGCAAATTCATTATACGACTTAATGCATGTAATGTCAACAGATGTTGTGCTGGCAAATACGGCAATTGATTATCAATTCATATCTGAAAATACCACAGGAACAACACATCCGTTTATTAGTTTTGTTCCGAACATTGACTACTCAATGGTAGATGGATATGGTCGCCGTGCATTGAATACCACAACTGGTAATACTACATTTACCTTACGAACAGTTCTATCGACATCTAATCGTGATATCACTCCGATGATTGATAGGAATCGTTTGAACTTGCTGGCAATTGAAAATAAGATTAATAACTTATCTTTACAGACTAGCGATATCGTAATTACCAATCCAGGTACAACCTACACTTCAGCATCGGTTTCTATTACTGGCGGCGGCGGTAGTGGTGCGGCAGCATCAGCAACCGTTGCGGGTGGACAAGTTATTGGAATTACAATTACAAGTTTTGGTTCTGGATATGTAACATCACCAACAATTACAATCACAGGTGATGGTTCCGGTGCTACTGCAATCTATAACGGTGAAGATAAGAAATCTGGTGGTAATGCTAAAGCACGTTACATTACTCGTAAAGTTCAACTGTCTGATGGTTTCGACTCGGGTGACTTGCGTGTGTATCTAACAGGTTACAAACCACCACAATCTGACATTTATGTTTATGCGAAGTATTTGTCATCGTCTGATCCACAATCTTTTGAAGATAAGAACTGGATTCAACTGACACAGATCAACGCAAATAATTTTGTCTCGGCAGATGAAACAGATTATCGTGAGTTGACTTATGCACCAGGTGTCGATGGAGTTGAAGCAAATCGAATAAATTATACTTCAGGAAATGACAACTACACATCATTTATTACCTTTGCGATTAAGGTAGTTCTTGCTGGTCAAAGCACTGTTGACGTTCCTAAGATTAAAGATTTGCGAATAATTGCTTTGCCTGATGCGACATAATGTTAGTACAAATTGAAAACGATAAGCATCTAATTCGTGATACTACGAATAGAGCAATTCTAAATACTGATCGTGCAGGTCTTGAACGCTATCTGGCACAACGTCAGATAGCAAAGCAGCGTATGGAAGAACAGCAAGAAATAAACAGTAAAGTAATCAAATTAGAAAAGGACATCACGGACATTAAAGATATGCTCCGTGAACTTGTACAGATGAAAGCACCTAATGGCAATTAATCAATTAAATACCAATAATACTTTTTCCGAATGGGTATCAACTACCTCATATTTGGTAGCGGTTGCCAACAATCTTACCGATGGAGCAAATGGATCAGCATTCATTGCTAACAGTCAGATTGACATTTCTGGTGTAAACGCAAGTCTAAATGTTCGTAATAGTGGATCAATCAATCAACTGTATGCCAACACCGCGAACATTGCAAACGCTAGTGTTTCAGGAAACTCATCTCTTGGTAATTTAGCAATCACAGGAACATTTACGGGTGCACCAAATACAGCAATTTACAGCACGATTAACGCTGCAATTGATGCGGGTATCGCATTTTCAATTGCACTTGGGTAATAAATAATTTTACAAAACAGAGGATTTAATGGCTAATACGTTTAAAAACAACTTTCTCAAGGCTGCTGGAACTACAGCACAGAATGCTTATGCTGCTGGCGTAGGTGTTTCAGCCACAGTAATTGGCATGAGTATAGCCAATTTAATCACAACTCCAATTTCAGCAAATGTAATTGTATCTTCTGGCGGTGTTGATTATTACATGATCAGAAATGCAACGATTGCTCCTGGTGGTGCATTAGTTCCAGTTGGCGGAGATCAAAAATTGGTACTGGAAGCAGGAGACTATCTACAAGTAAATACTTCTGTAGCATCTTCTGTTGACGTTATCACTTCGATTCTGGAGATTACCTAATGTCTTATCTTGGTAATTCACCTGAATTAAATACTTTTACGATTGGCGTTGAGAAGTTCAACGGTTCTGGTGCGTGTACTCAATTTACTCTAACAAGAGATATTGACGATCCAAATTATATTGAAGTTGTCGTTGGTGGCGTTCAACAAACTCCAATTGATGCGTATACAGTCACAAACGGTATAATCACATTCAATACTCCACCTGGACTTGGCACAAACAATGTTGTTGTGATCTATCGTACAGGCACAACGATTGCTTATAATCAAATCTCTGCATCACAAATACTAGCGAATTCTGTAACATCAACTGGTCTAGCACCAAGTTCCGTAACGAATTCTAAGATTGCAGCAGGTTCAATCACTGGTGATAAACTTACTGATGGTGTCATATCATCAAATAGTATTGTACTAAATGCTATAACAACAAATCTAATTGCGACTCAAGCAGTTGCGGGTAATCAGATTGGTCTTGGTGCTATTACAGGTAATAATTTTGCTCAACCGATTACAGGTAATCTAATTGCAGATACTTCAGTGGCATCTAACAATATTGTTGTTGAGGCAATCACTGGGAATTTAATTGGTATCAAAGCGGTATCTGGTAATCAAATCGGTTTAGGTTCTATCAGTTCAAATCATTTTGCTGGTGGTGGAGTAACATCAGATGTGTTGTCAGCAAATTTGAGTATTTCCACAGTTCGTATTTCTGAAACTATCAATGTAGTTACCACTCCAGTTAGTGGCAATTATCAGATTTATGTTGCTAATACCGGTGTTTATTATTTTACAGCAAACGCCGCAGGTAGTGTGACATTTAATCTGATTGGTAGACAAGGTGTCAGTTTAAATGATTTGATTAGTATTGGTCAATCTGCATCTGTTGCAATCATGTTGAAACAAGGTTCGACAAGATATCGTGCAAATGTTCAAGTTGATGGAGTATTACAAACATCATATTGGTTAAGTAACACGCAACCATCACAAGCATCAGGTCAGAGTCAAGGTTTAGATGTATATAACTTTACTGTAATAAAAACAGAAAATAATGGATTTACATTACTTGCTTCAAACTCATCATACGCACAAGCAAACGGACAGGGCATGGGTCCTGGTGGAACTCAGTAATGGCAGCAATAACTCCCATCACGATTGGTAGAGCAGCATTTGGTGCGAGAACAACTCGACCATATAATCAACCTGTATATGCAGCAGTACCGCCAACGATAGAATATTTACTTATTGCTGGTGGTGGAGGCGGCGGTCAAGGTCCGGGTGGAAATTTTACTGGCGGCGGCGGTGGTGCAGGTGGTGTTTTACAAGGTTCTGGTTATGGTGTTGCTGGCAATAGAACATATACCGTTGTAGTTGGTGGTGGAGGACCAAGAGCGCCAGGTGGAAATCAAAACGGTGTGAATGGTTCGAACACAGGATTTTACGCAACTGCCACAGGTGAAAACACTTGGGGTCGAGGTGGCGGCGGCGGTGGTGGAGGTTTTCCCGAATCTGGTCCTGGTGGTGATGTACCACGTGCTGGTGCCGCTGGTGGTTCTGGTGGTGGTGGTTCTCAACGTGATGGTTCTGGTGGAGCAGGAACAGGTGGACAAGGTAATGCTGGTGGATCAGGATGTAATGGTCCAAACGGTGGTAATGGTGGTGGTGGAGGTGGCGCAGGTGCTGGAGGTGGAAAAGGTTTAGGTCCGAGTGATGGTGGTGCTTGGCCAGCAGCACAACCATTTTCACCATTTGCCACAGGTGTTGGTGGTTATGGTAATGGTGGTTTAGGTGGAGTAGGTATATCAACTTCATTTGATGGAACACCACGTGCACTGGCTGGTGGCGGTGGTGGTGGTGGAGATTTAGGAGTTCGTTCATTTGGTGGTAGAAATGGGAGTCCTGTTGCTCCATTCCCCGCAACTGAACCTTTTGGTGGTGGTGAATCACGTGGTGATGGTGGTAATCAAAAAGGTGGAGGTGGTGGTGGCGCAGGTTCAAATCCTAGTGGTGAGGGTGGAAGTGGCGGTAGTGGAATATTTTGGATTCGATATCCAGCAGAATACGCTCCTATTCCAAACTCCACAGGTCTATCCGAATACACAGACAATGGAACATACAAAATATATAAATGGAACGGTTCAGGAAGTTGGTCATGGAATACACCAGGTGTTAATCCAGCACCATAAAACAACTAAGAGAAAATAAATGGCAAGAGCATATAAAATATTAGGTCAACTAAGTCCGTCAGCAAATGTACTGACGACTTTGTATACAGTACCTGCAACTAATTCCGCAATCATCTCTTCAATTACTATTGCTAATTTAGATGAGTCGGCAGCAAACGGTGCAGCATTTAGAATTGCTGCAAACACTTCTGGTTCTGCTACTGCTAATGGAAATTATCTTGCTTACGGTATCAACGTGCCGGGTCGTGATGCGATTACATTGACACTTGGTATTACTCTTGCAGCAGGTTCACAAATATCAGTAAACGCTAATTCTGCTCTTCTAGCATTCTCAGCATTTGGTACTGAAGTCTACTAATGGCACTCAATAGAATAGCACTAAACAAAGTTTCACTCAAACGCATGACCGTGCCAGGTACTGGTGGTGGTGCTGCACCTGGTCCTGCTGCACCCACATTTTATACTGCGGTTCAAGTATTCAGTGGTTCACAAACATGGACACCTCCTTCTGGAGTATCCTCAGTTGATTGGTTAGTTGTTGCTGGTGGTGGTGGAGGCGGTGACCGTTATGGTGGCGGTGGTGGTGCTGGTGGTTATCAAACAGGAACAGGATTAACAGTAACTCCGGGTACAACATACACTATGGCAGTTGGTTCTGGTGGTGGTGGTGCACCAGCAACTACTGTGAGTGGTAGTAATGGCTCAAATTCAGGTATATTCAACACAAGTAGTGGCGCAACTTTAGTTAATTGGTCACTTGGTGGTGGAGGTGGTGGTTCTGAAAGTAATCCATTAGGCACTGGTGGTAATGCTGGCGGTTCAGGTGGTGGTTCAAATTATAGTGGTTCTGCGGGTGCTGGAACGCCAGGACAAGGTTTTAGTGGTGGCACTGGTCAATTAACTGGCGCATATAATGCTAGAGGTGGTGGTGGTGGCGGTGCTGGAGGAATTGGTGGAAATGCTAATTCTGCTATAGGTGGTAATGGTGGTATAGGAATCTTTTCCACTATTTCAGGATCAAACACTGCATATGCTGCTGGTGGTGGAGGAGGTAGTGGTGGAAACATTGGCGGTATTGGAGGATTTTTAATTGGAGGCAATGGTTCGGCTGCTACCGCAACTGCTGCTGGTAACGGTGTTTTTTCAACAGGTTCAGGTGGTGGTGGTTCTGGAGTAACCGCACCAAACAACGGATCAGGAATTACTGGTGCAGGTGGTTCAGGTGTCATCGTTCTCAAGTGGACACAATCTACATCGACAAATGGTATCTTTGTTTTTAGTAATACAGGTCAATTCATTGTACCCACAGGTATATCACAAGTAGATTATCTTGTCGTTGCTGGCGGCGGCGGTGCGGGTGGTGGACATGGTGGTGGTGGGGGTGCTGGTGGAGTATTAACGGGTACAGGATATCCTGTTGGTTCTAATTCTGCAATAGCAGTTGTTGTTGGTTCAGGTGGTGCAGGTGGTATTGATTATGCTCCAGGAAATGGATCAAACGGAAGCAACTCTGTCTTTGGAACAATAGTTGCACGTGGTGGTGGTTACGGCGCAGGTTATCAAGGTTCTCCTACTGCTGGATTCGGTGCATCAGGTGGTTCGGGTGGCGGTGGTGCAGGTCAAACAACTGGTTCGGGTGGACCAGGAACATCAGGACAAGGTAATGCTGGTGGTAATGGTAGTAATGGTAGTCCTGGCAATCAAGGTGGTGGAGGTGGTGGTGGCGCAGGAGGTGCTGGTTTGAACAGTGTTCCTGGTGCTGCAGGTAATGGTGGTATAGGAATATTTTCATCAATGTCGGGTTCTAATGTAGCATATGCTGGTGGTGGTGGTGGTGGCACAAATGGAACTGCGCCATCAGTAGTAACACCTCCGGGTAGAGGTGGTGGTGGTTATGCATTATATTCAGCAGGATCACCTTGGTTAGGAACTCCATTTGGTGGCGGTAACGGAACTCCTCTTTCACCAGCAGGACCCGCAAACGTTGGCAGTTCAGCAAATAATAATACTGGCGGTGGCGGTGGTGGAGGTGGTGGTGGAGCACCTCCTACTGTGACGGGAGGTTCTGGTGGTTCAGGTGTAGTCATCGTTTCTATTCCTACGACACAACCAACTGTAGACAGATATATCTACACAGCATCAGGACAATGGACAGCACCGCCAGGAATTACTGCGGTAGATTATGCTCTTGTTGGTGGTGGTGGCGCAGGTGGTTCAAGTACAACAAATCAAGCAACTGGCGGTGGTGGTGCTGGCGGTTACTTAACTGGTACAAGTTTTCCAGTAGCACCAGGACAAACCTATCCTATCATTATCGGTTCTGGTGGTGCTGGAACAGGTTCTCCTACTAATGGTGCAAACGGTTCAAATTCTTCTTTCTCATCTCTTGTAGCACTAGGTGGTGGTGGCGGTGGTGGTGCCACTGGTAGCGTTGGTATGTCTGGTGGCTCCGGTGGTGGAGGTTTTTTCAGTGCAGGTGGACCATCTATTTCATCACAAGGAAATTCTGGCGGTAGTGGCAGTCCAAGTCCTCCTTCATGGGGTGGTGGCGGCGGTGGTGGTGCTGGTGGTGCTGGTGGTAATGGAACATCTACTGAGGGTGGTGTTGGAGGTGCAGGACAATCAACAACACTTACTGGCACATTAACATATCTTGCTGGCGGCGGTGGTGGTGGTGCATCATCTGGACCTGGAGCAGGACCAGGATTATCTACTGGTGCTGGTGGTATTGGTGGCGGTGGTCAAGGTGGTGGCATAGTAAATGGTGGTCGTGGCACTCCAGGTACTGGTGGCGGCGGTGGCGGTGCTGCTGCTAATTATGTTTCAGGTTCTGGTGGTTCAGGCATACTCATACTTAAACACTCAGCAACACAAGCAACAAGAGCAGTATTTTATGCATCAGGTTCATTCACTGCACAATCAGCAACAGTAAATTATCTTGTCGTTGGAGGTGGTGGTTCTGGTGGTGGTAATATGGGCACTACTGCAAAAGTTGGTTCGGGTGGTGGTGGTGCAGGTGGCGTATTAACTGGAACTGGACACCCAGTAACACCAGGAACACAATATACAATCACTGTTGGTGCGGGTGGAGCAAGTTCTTTAACTACAAGAGGTTCAAACGGCACAAACTCAGTATTTGCTTCATTCACTGCTCAAGGTGGTGGCGCAGGGGGTTGTCAAATCGAAGGTAGTACAACTATTGTTTCTGGTGCCGCTGGTGGTTCTGGCGGTGGTGGTGCTTCAGATTCAGGATTGAATCCAGGTCCAGGTGGCGCAGGAACGCCAGGACAAGGAAACAATGGAGGTGCTGGCACATATAGTGGTCCTTCATATGGTGGAGGAGGTGGTGGAGGTGCGGGTGCTACAGGTTCAAATGGAACAAGCGGTGCTGGTGGTAATGGTGGTGCGGGTTTAGCATCATCATATTCTGGCACTCCAACATATTATGCTGGCGGTGGCGGTGGTGGTACATACACTTCAGGAACACTTGGGACAGGTGGATCGGGTGGTGGTGGAAATGCGGCTAGAGGAGGAACATCAATTGATGGAACTCCTAACACTGGAGGTGGGGGTGGAGCAAATGGTGGTACTCCAACTAATGTTTCTGGTGGTGCCGGCGGTTCGGGAATAGTCATCCTAACATGGACATAAATACTGAGTTACAACTTTTTTTATAGGAGTGATTGAATGAATAACAAAGAAATTGAATATGCACACTTTTTAATTGGCAGCAATAATAAATTAGTTTGTGGCATTGACACAGCAATTAAAGCATTACGTCCAACAGCACGTTACGATATGTCTGCATCT